CAACCGAGGGTTCTATGAGCCGACCTATGATCTGATTCGCATGATCGCTTGGCCGCGCTTTGAGCAAGCATTAACCGAGTTGGAAATCCCCTACACGCTGCGAAAGCACCCAGATAACAAGATCGATATACCGGGCTATGGCAGCATCTTTTTCCGCTCGATGGATAACGCGCACCGAATCATTGGTTACGAGCATGCCGACGCTGACATTGACGAGCTGGATACGCTAAAGCGCGATGACGCCGCCTATGTATTCCGGCAAATCGTTTCACGCAATCGGCAACGCAAAGAGAACAACGAGCGCAACACCATCGGCGTGACCACGACGCCAGAAGGGTTCAAGTTCGTCTATGAGACCTGGAAGAAAAACCCGAAGGATGGCTACGAGATTATCCAGGCAGCCACCGCCAGCAATCCGCATCTACCCGCTGGATACATCGAAAGCCTGAAAGCAATATATCCCAACAACCTGCTGGACGCTTATCTTGAGGGCAAGTTCGTCAACCTGATGTCTGGCAGCGTATACAACTCATACGATAGAACGCTGCACAACTCCGACGAGCAGATCAGGCCGTCCGAACCGCTATACATTGGATGCGACTTCAACGTGACCAAGCAAGCCGCGACGATTTACGTTCAGCGAGAAGGCGGCAAGGAATGGCACGCGGTCGAGGAACTGACCAATATGTACGATACGCCGGAAATGATTCGGCTTATCCAGTCCAAGTTTGCCGGCCATAAGATATATGTTTACCCGGACGCATCGGGCGGCGCGCGCAAAAGCGTTAACGCTTCCGTTTCGGATATTGCGCTTATGGAGCAAGCAGGGTTTGCGGTTAGGGCGAAAAAATCCAACCCAGCCATTCGTGATCGAGTCATGGCCATGAATGGCGCTTTAGAGTCTGGCCGGGTTAAAATCAATGCTAACGCTTGTCCGAATGTGGCAGAATGTTTAGAGCAGCAGGTGTACCGTAATGGCGAGCCTGACAAAACGAACAACGTAGACCATCAGAACGACGCGACAACTTATCCGATAGCCTACGAGATGCCGATACGCAAACCGACAGCGCCGGTGAACTTCAAATTTGCGATGTAGGGAAAAGATATGCCAGTTGATAATAAGCACCCAGAATATGAAAAATACTTGTCAATGTGGACGAGGACACGGGATGCCGTCAGGGGCGCTATCGAGGTAAAAGATAAAAAGCACATCTACTTGCCTGTCCCAGATAACGACAGCGGCGACGAGCGCAAAGGCACCGAGACAGTTCGCTACCGCCAGTACATCAAACGCGCCGTGTTTACTAATTTCACTGGCCGCACGAAAAACGCCCTGGCTGGCGCTGCGTTCCGCAAAAGCCCACAGGTTGATCTTCCGAATGGCCTAGATTACCTAATCAACGACGCGACGGGCGACGGCCTATCGCTGAACCAGCTTGCCAAAGACGAATTGTCCAACCTGCTAGAAACTGGCCGTTGCGGATTCCTTGTGGACTACCCTCAAGCTGGAGACAATCTAACCGCCGAGGAAGTCTCGATGCTTGATCTGCGGGCTGCGATCATTCCTTACACGGCCGAGCAGATCATCAACTGGAAAACCGAAGTCATGCGCGGTCGTAAGATGCTTGCTTCATGCACGTTGGCGGAAAACTACTACAATCCTGCTGACGAGTTCGATCACAGCACCGAGGTGCAGTATCGAGTGCTGCGCTTGCGGCCAGACGGCTACACCCAACAGCTATATCGTGAGGGCGAGCCGTTCACCGAAGAATTCTATCCACGGATGTCAGACGGCAGCACTTGGCCATTTATCCCGTTCCAATTCGTCGGCGCCCAGAACAACGACGCCTCGATGGATGACGCGCCGCTTTCGGACATCGCCGACGTGAACATGGCGCACTATCGAAACAGCGCTGATTACGAGGAATCCTGCTTTCTTGTTGGGCAGCCGAGCCTGTTCATCACGCACAGCCTGAGTCCAGATCAGTTCGCTGAATACAATCCGCAAGGAATTAAGCTAGGCTCCCGAGTGGGCCATGTGCTTGGCGAAACCGGTTCAGCTAACTTGCTGCAAGCAAACCCGAACCAGCTAGTGCTTGAAGCCATGCGCCTAAAAGAAAACCAGATGGTTATGATCGGCGCTCGCATCATTACAGACCGCACGGCAAACGAGACAGCCGAGGGCGCTCGCATCCGGTTCGCATCAGAGAACTCGGTGCTTGGCGATATCGTGGGCAACCTATCCGAGGCTATACTGCAGTGCGTCAAATGGGTTGGCATGTTTATGGGCGTCGATGCCGAGGATGCTATTTTCAAGATCAATGACGAGTTTTACGATAAGTCAGTAGACCCGCAGATGATTATGAGCATGATTCAGTTGCTTGACCGCCAGATTATTGCTGAGGCCGATATCTTTGGCCGCCTTAAAGCGGCTGGCGTGGTTGAGCCCGAGCGCACGCTGGAAGATGTTAAGGAGGAAAGCGGGACAGCTAACCCGCTCGTGTGATGGTCAAGAAAGTCACAACCAAATCAGGCGCTCAGATACCCGCTAAATACGTTGCTGGCCTAACCGGCGAGCAGCGCAGGAAGCGGCTGGCGCAGCTAGAGAAGATGCAAAAGGAAGGCAAGCTGATCGGCCCGTTGGCTGGTGACAAGACGCCAAGCGGCAAGAAGCGCAAGACGCCTGAATCACCAGCGACAAAAGCATACAGGAGGCGTTTCGGTGGCAGTAAGTGATCGTGCAAAGAAAGCGCTGCAAAAGAAAGCCAAGGAAGCTGACGCGCCATACGGTGCGCTAAAACAGATATACGAAAAGGGCATGGGCGCCGCTGTTACTTCGGGGCGCCGTCCTGGCGTCTCGCCCCAGCAATGGGCGATGGCTCGCGTGAACTCCGTGCTGACCGGCGGCAAGGCGAGATCGGTTGATGCAAAGCAATGGGAAGCGATCAAAAAGCATCGTTCAAAGGGCAAGAAGTAATGGCTAAAGACCCGCGCATTGATAAGTACAACCTAGAGGGCTTTAACAAGCCCAAGCGCACGCCTAAGCACCCGGAGAAGTCGCACGTCGTGCTGGCTAAAGAAGGCGACGAGGTAAAGCTAATCAGGTTCGGCCAGCAGGGCGTCAAAGGGTCTCCGCCGAAAGCCAATGAAAGCGACGCCGCCAAAGCGCGCCGCAAGTCGTTCAAGGCTCGGCATGCCAAGAATATCGCTCGCGGCAAAATGTCGGGTGCTTACTGGGCCAACAAGGTGAAGTGGTAATGTCGTCGAACGACGCCCTTATCGATTCAGCGACTAGGCATCAGGTTTTCATTCAGCGTTATAGCGCCGGACAGGAAGCCAAAGCCCAGAACACTATCGACGGGTTGATTGATGAGATAAACCGGATGCTAGCCGAGGATATATCGCAGCTATCAAAGCCAAGATATGACGCCCTAATACTCCAGATTAAGCAATTATCCGAAGAACGTCTTGCTGAGTTGTTCGATGAGCTAGACCAAGAAGCGCTGGACTTTATCGAGTATGAGGCGGGGTTCACGCAGCGCATGTTACAAACCAACGTAGATGCGGAAGTGCAGACGCCTGATGTATCGAACATTCAAGCCAGTGTTTTGGCTTCAGTTATGATGGTCGGGCCTCGTGTTGGATATTCTATTCGTGAGGCAATGTCGAGATTCGGTAACCGCAAGTCAGAGCAGATTGTACAAGCCATCCGGGATGGGGTTACGGAAGGCCGTACTACGCCGGAGATTCAGCGTTCCGTTCGTGGCCTAAAGAACTTGCAAAAGAACCAAAGCGCATCGCTTGTGCGAACAATCGTGAACCACACTTCGATACAAGCCAGGAATGTCACCATAAACGAAAATGCCAATCTGTTTAATGGTTATGAATGGGTTGCGACGCTGGACGCTCGCACGAGCTTTATTTGCATGAGTCGAGACGGGATTGTTTATCCCCTGGGCAACGACCCAGAACTCAATCCGAAACCACCGGCGCATTTTTCCTGCCGCTCAACTATCATCCCGGTCGTTAAGCCGGAGTTTAACCTTGCATCTAAGGTTAAGAGCAAACGCCCAGCCAAGGGTGCTGAAGGCACAACGCAGGTAAATGCAAAGACAACCTACGAGCAGTGGCTACGCAGACAGCCCGCATCCTTTCAGGATAGCGTTTTGGGTGCAAGCCGTGGCAAACTGTTTCGGCAAGGTGATTTGAGCATTGGCAGGTTTGTCGATGGGCAGGGTGCAACCCTAACCTTGGACGAGCTACGTCAATCAGAGCCGCTTATGTTTGAGCGGTTGAATTTGTAAACAGGCTGAGCCTGAACCATAAAACTTGAGGTTGATATGGACTTTTTGAAAGATATTGAGCTTCCAGAGGAAGTTAAAACGCAGCTAACCGAGCAGCTAGAAAAGTACGCTGAGGAAAAGGTTAACCAAGAGGTATCCGGTCTAAAGGCGAAAAATGAAGAATTGATCGCTGAAAAGAAACGGGCCAACCAAGAAAAGGAAGAAGCATATGCCAAGGCAAAATCTGAAGAAGAGCGGATTGCTCAAGAAAACGGGCAATTCAAAGAGCTATATGAAGCCCAAAAACAAGAAACGACGCAGCTAAGGCAGACTATCGAACAGATGAATGCCAGCGTCAAAGAGCAAAAGCTACAAAGCCAAGCGTCGAAGATCGCTGCTCAGATGACGAAAGATACTGCGCGTGCCAAGCTATTAGAGAAAGAAATCGCTAACCGGCTAACGGTTGTCGATGATGAAATTAAGGTGCTGGATGAGTCGGGTCAGCTAACAGTTAGCACGATCGAAGATTTGTCAGGTACAATCAAGCAAAGTTATCCGTTCCTCGTGGACGGGTCACAAGCACAAGGCGGCGGGGCTGCACGTTCACAAGGCGGGGCTGATGTGAGCGCAAAAGAGATGAACCGCTCGGATTGGGAAGCGCTTGACCATAGGGAAAAGCATGAGTTTTTCAATAAGGGTGGTAAATTGGTCAATGATTAAATGCAATACAGGAGTAGCTAATAATGGCTAACGTACTGACCGATCTTGCCGCTGATATTTACAAAGCGGCTGACGTAGTGGGGCGTGAACTCGTCGGGTTCATTCCTTCCTCAACCATGAACTCGGACGTTTCCGTTCGGGCCGCCAAGGGTGACGTGGTTCGTGCCTCGTTCACTCGCGAAGCCGCCGCAGTTGATGTTAACGAGTCGATGACCGTGCCTGAGGGTACTGATCAGACCGTTGACAACAAGGTGCTTACTCTCGACAACAGCCGTGCGGTTCAGATTCCGTACACTGGCGAGGATATCCGCAGCTTGAACAACGGCATCGGCTTTGAAACCGTTTACGGTGATCAGATCAAGCAAGCCATGCGCACGCTTGTGAACGAGATGGAAGAAGACCTTGCCGAGGAAGCGTACACCAACGCATCCCGCGCTTTCGGTACTGCTGGAACGACGCCGTTCGGTAGTGACTTCTCGGAGATTGCCGAGATTCGCCAGATTCTGGTGGACAATGGCATGCCGCCTAACGACGGTCAGGCTTCCTTGGTGATGAACACCTTGGCTGGCACTAACCTTCGCCAGCTCGCTGAGCTTCAGCGTGCGAACGAGGCTGGTGGCACCGACCTGCTGCGTCAGGGTACGTTGCTCGACCTTCAGGGCTTGATGATTAAAGAGTCAGCTCAGGTTCAGCAGCACACCAAAGGCACAGGCTCAAGCTACCTGACCAACGGAACGGTTGCTATCGACGACACCAGCATCGCCGCTGACGGCGGCTCTGGCACGATCTTGGCTGGTGACGTGGTGACTTTCGCCGCTGACAGCACCAACAAGTATGTCGTGGGCAATGCTTTTAGTGGCGGCTCGTTCGCCCTCAATGCTCCTGGCGCTCGTGTGGCACTGCCAGACAACAACGCCATCAGCATCGGCAATAGCTACGCAGCTAACGTAGCCTTCCACCGCGCCGCGCTGGAAATCGCTATGCGAGCACCGGCTGTCCCAGAGGGCGGCGATACGGCTGATGACGCCATGACCGTGGTTGACCCGTTCTCGGGCCTAACCTTCGAGGTTCGGGTGTACAAAGGCTATCGCAAGACGATGATCGAAGTTGCATCAACCTGGGGTGTGAAGGCTTGGAAGCCTGAGTACATCTCGCTGCTTCTCGGTTAATCAAACGGCAGGGGGAGCCTTAGCGCTCCCCCAGTCCTTTCAAGGGTTAAGCCATGACGCTAATCATCGAAGATGGCACCGTTGTAGCAGGTGCAAACTCATACATAACCGTTGCTGAATACAAGGCTTGGGCCAGTGATCGCGGTATTGCGGTAGGCACCGACGATGAGATTGAGCAAGGTATTTATCGTGCGATGGACTGGTTTGAACGCCAGTTTTTCATCGGCAACAAGGCTAACGAAAACCAACCGTTGCAATGGCCGCGCACAGAGGCATTGATCGACGGATACTACGAGGATGCCACCGAGATTCCAAAAGAAGTGCCTAACGCGCTGTATGAAGCGACCAAGGTAGAACTCGACGGCAACTCTGAACTGAACAACCAAGAGCGCAAGACCGTGCGAGAGCAGGTTGGCGACATATCCATTACCTACGCAGACAACAGCAATAATCGAGTCACTACGCCAGCGCTGCGATTCGCCATGAACCGTATTGCTCGACCAGCCGGGATGGTCAGCCGGGTATGAGCTTTAACTATGCAACCTTGGCCAGCTCAGCAAGCCGTTTGATTGAGCGGTTTGGCGTACTGCTGACGTTTACCAATGAGACGGCTGGCGCGTATGACCCGGCGACGGGGCAAGCCGCCAAGACAACCACGAGCTACCAGAAGTATGGGTGCGTTTTTGAATACAGCGACAGCGAGCGGGCTGAGGAAACCATACAAGAAGGCGACCGGCGGGTGCTTGCTCAACCGCATGATTACGCAGTTGGTGACATTGTGGCTATTAGCGGTGAGAATTACCGCATAGTAACCGTGTCGCAAATCCAGCCGGGTGACACAAACATGGCAGTCAACTTGCAGGTGAGAAAATGAGCCTTGAGTCGGACATTTTGGAAGCCAAACTATCATTGGAAAACTGGGCGCTGGAGACCGTTCAAGGCACTCTATTCCAAATCAGCAACAACATTGTCAAAGAATCGCCTGTTGATACGGGGCGCTTTCGCAATAACTGGTTAGCAAGCAAGAATCGGCCACGCAAAGGAACCCTGAGCCAGAAAGACAAAAGCGGAAACCGGGCGGTCGCTAGGGCTGGCAGAATCGTTGAGTCATTGGAAGCGGGAGATACGTTTTACTTGGCTAACAATCTGCCTTATGCACGGCCATTAGAATTTGGTTCTTCCGACCAAGCGCCCAGCGGGATGCTTCGGGTCAATGTTGAGCGGGTTCGCGCCGCCCTAGCGAGATCGTAATGGCTACGTTTTTTAACGATATTCAGGCTGCGCTAGATACTCACCTGCAATCAATCCCTGGGGGTTACACGATTGCATGGCCAAACATCGCGTTTGAGCCTAACGGCGCAGGGACTTATCTGCGAGCCAACTTCTTGCCAGCAGATACAACGCAAGCGGGCATGGGCGCTTCCGGCTTGGATGACACGACAGGCATTTATCAAGTCGATGCTGTTTATCCTGCGGAATCGGGCCGAACTGATTTGACGGATGATATCGCAAATCATTTCAAACGTGGAACGGTTTTGACTTACAATAACGTAAACGTGCGGGTGCGGTCAGTTTCGATTGCGCCAGCAATTAGAGATGGTGCGTTTTATTTCGTGCCGGTTTCTATCTCTTGGCAAACATATACTGAGGCGAGGTAAAGACAATGACAATCGCAAACGGCGCGCAACACGCACTATATTACGTTGCAGAAACATCCTACGGAGTGGTTCCGACTGCGCCATCATGGAGTCCTGTTCCGCACACCGGCACGACGCTCAACATGAGCAAAGACGGTATCGAGTCGGAAAAGCTGCGCGGTGATCGGCAGGTAGAGGATTTCCGTCATGGCAACAAGACCATCGGCGGCGACATTTCCTGCGAGCTTGAGTATGAGGCATTCGACGACTTGCTTGAGGCCGTCATGTGCGGCACTTGGGACACCGACACGCTGAAGTCAGGCCCAACCCGCCGTTCATTCACGATCGAGCGCGAGTTCGCCGATTTAAGCACGCCTGAGTATCATCGCTATACCGGGTGCGAGTTCAATTCGATGGCAGTTTCGGTAGCGCCAAACCAAATGGCGACTGCGACGTTTACTATTGTGGGCAAAGACCTAGACCTAGCGACAAGCGAGGTTGCCAGCTCAACTTACGCGGCTGATTCTGGTAACACGCCATTCGACTCGTTTACAGGCTCGATCACCGAGGGCGGCAGCAGCATCGCGACTGTAACGGCCATTGAGTTCACTATTGAGAACGGCATCGAGCCGCTGTTCAGCGTTGGTTCAGACACGACTAACCGCCCATCAATCGGCAAGTCACGAGTGACCGGTTCGCTGACGACTTACTTCGACAGCAAAGCGCTGTACGAGAAGTTCATCAATGAAACCGAATCCGAGATCGTGCTGACGTTGACTGACTTGGACGGCAACGACTATCAGTTCGACATTCCGCGAGTGAAGTACAACTCCGGCCAGCCTGACGTATCAGGTGAGGGCGCGGTGACGATTTCGATGGACTTTGTGGCGCTTTACAACGACACCGATGAGTCGCAGTTGGTCATTAGTCGCACCGACGCTGTTTAATTAGCACACAGGGGGATTTATGGAACTAGATAAACTATCAACTGCGCCTATCCATGAGGAGGGCGCAGATTGCCAAATCAAGGTGGATGGCAAGCCTTCTGACGTGTATATCACGATTAAAGGCCAGGATTCGCAATCTTACCGCAAGGCAAAAAAACGCCAGATGCGGCAGTTTATCGAAGCTCGCAAGAAAGACATCGAGATAGAAGAACTAGATACGGACAAGATGGATTGCGAACTGATGGCCGACTGCACCGTTGGCTGGCGCGGTATTACGGCAAAAGGCAAAGAGTTTGCCTTCAGCCGTGAGAATGCCATCAAGCTATACACTGATGCGCCAGATATTGTCGCGCAGTTATTGCACTTCATTGAAGAACGCGGAAATTTTACCAACGGCTGATTGATGAGTTTGTCTCGTTTGGTCGCTGGTGTTTTTATATCAACGACCACCCGGAAGGCTCAAAGATCAGCCGATTAGACACGTTGCGGCAGGTTGAGAAGTCTCGCGGAGAAACGCCAGCCGAGCTAAAGAATGCGCCAACTCTGTCTGGCGACCATAATGATGCTTGGGAAGCGTTCACAAATCTTAGAGAGTATACTTATACTGAGATTGAGGCTTATATGCGAGTGACTGGCGCCCAGCTAGACCCTTGGGAAGTTGAAGCCATCACCCAGCTTGCGAAATATAAGGACGCGAAACCGATATGGCCACTGAATACGCAACGCTAGTTTTTCGCGCTGATACATCCGGTCTTGAGACTGCCGAAAGCTCGCTCAGTGCGGTTGCTCGCACAAGCGGCAGAACCCAACAGTCTGTCAATAACGTATCCACATCTGCTGCGGCTGCCGGTAAGAGCTTTCGCGGCATGGGCCGCAATGCTGCACAGGCTGGTCTAAATATCCAAAAGATCATCGGGCCAGCCGATCAAGGCGCTGGTTCGCTGATGCAATTCAGCAACCGTGCCTCTGGCGCAGGTGCCGCAGCTAACAAAGCTGGCGTTAATCTTGGAGGCATGGGACGCAGAGCCGGTCAGGCTGGTATTCAGATTCAGCAACTCGTTGGCCAGGTATCGATGGGTACAAGCCCGATGCAAGCCTTGTCGATGCAAGCAACTGACTTAGGCTTTGTGTTGGGCTTCCCGTTGGCTGGCGCGGTTGCAGGTATTACAGCTGCATTTGCTGGGCCTTTGATTGCAGCTTTGGTCGGCACTGGCGATGAAATGGACGAGCTCACGTCCGACATCGACGGAATGATTAACAAGTTAGACGAGTTCTCTGAGGCGCAACGTGCTGCGGCGGCGCTCGCAGTGGCAGAGGACTTACGCAAACAACGCAAAGAATACGAGCAAACCGAAGCGAGGCTGGAAGCGCTAAAAGATCGGTTAGAGGAAGCCTCCGATAACACCCGCTCGCTGTTCAACAACATGCGCCCGGAAGAAATGCAGGAGTTGCGTGACGAGATTACGACGACTAACGGCGCGCTAGATACGCAGGGCCAAGCGGTAAGCGATCTAGAAGAACAGTATCGTATACTGACTGGCGAGCAGGAAGCATCATCTGAAAGCCAAAAGACTGCCGCTGAGGATGCTGAGCGGCTGGTAGATAGGCTAAAAGAACAGGCAGACACGCTTGGTCTGAATCGCGAGCAAACCATTCTGTACAAAGCCGCTCAGATGGATTTAACCGATGAGCAGATGCGTGCTATTGAAGTAAACGCTCGCCGTATCCAACAGTATTATGATGAGCAAGAAGCCCGCAAGGAAGCTGAGCAACAACAACGCATCGCAGACCGTGAAGCCAAGCGGGCTGAAGTGGAACGCGAGCGGGAGGCCGAGGCAGCAATCAAAGAGCTGCGCCAGCAAGGTTTGATCGACCGAGAAGAAAACGAGTTACAAAGTATACAGCGGCGCCGCGCTGAACTAGAAAAGTTCCGTCAGCAGGAACTTATATCGGAAAGGCAATACCAAGAGGCCAGCAAAAACCTAGAGCGCGAAACGCAGGATGCGAAAATTGCGATTGTTGGCGACACGCTAAATGCCCTGGGCGCGATCAACGAGGACGCATTTAGGATTGCTAAAGCATTCAACATTGCAAATGCAGTTATGAATACTTACATGGGCGCGACGAAAGCGCTGGCGACTTACCCGCCGCCGTTTAACTTTATCGCTGCTGCTGGTGTTGTAGCCAACGGTTTGGCGCAGGTGTCGCAGATCAGATCGCAGACTTATTCAGGCCGTGCGCTTGGTGGTCAGGTTCGCGCTGGCGAATCTTATGTAGTCGGTGAGCGAGGGCCAGAAGTGTTGACAATGGGCGGCTCGGGTTCTATCACGCCGAATGAGGCAATCAGGAACGCGCCAGCAACCAAAACTACAAACCAAACAACTAACGTTACGTTCCAAGTATCCACGGTCGATGCCCGTGGCTTTGATCAATTACTACAATCACGCAGAGGCCAGATCATTAGCATGATTAACTCCGCGTCAAACGACCGAGGGAGGCGTGCAGTGGTATGAGTGGCACCTACCCAGCAGAGCCGGAGTTTCAGGCGATCAACGTATCGTCACGGCATAACAACTTATTCTCTGAAGCTATATCGGGCCGCGTACAGGTTCGAGCGCTTGGCGGGCAACGGTGGGCGTTTACCGCTCAGTATAACCGCATGACTCGGGCTGATTTTCAGCCAGTGTTTGCTTTCGTCACTAGCCAGCAGGGGCGGCTTGGTTCGTTCGGCATTGTTCCGCCTGTCATTGGCTCCACATCTGGCGACGCAAGTGGAACCGCTCTAGCAAATGGTTCGGCGTCACCTGGGGAAAGTTCAGTGTCAGTTGACGGATTCACGGGAACCATCAAGGCCGGTGACTTTGTTAAGTTTAATCACGGCAAGGTCTACATGGTCACTGCTGACCGAGACGGCGCGGGTGATATATCAATCGAACCCGCGCTAATTGAAAGCGTAAGTGACAATGAGCAAATGGTGTACGAAAACGTTACTTTTACAATGCGCCTTGATAACGACGTGCAAGAGTATTCGTTAAGCGCAGATGAACAATACGAGTATCAGATCGATATGGTCGAGGTTATATAATGCCTCGGGTTATTAACGCTTCGACAATCAGCGCGCTGCAATCCGATCAGATTCGGATGTGCCATCTGGTGCAGATTGATTTCGAGCCTGTTTTGCAAATAACCGACAACTTTCGGCAAGTGGTTTATGATGGCGACACATTCTTGCCCGGTGGTCATTTGCTCACTATCGGAGACGTGCAGGAAACTGAGGAGCTAAGGGTTGGCTCTTTGCAGATAGGGCTTTCATCGGTCAATCGGGCATACCTTTCTATATTCTTAAATATAGACTATCTGAACCGCAGAGTTCGTATATGGAACGCGATATTAGATAACGGCGGCGAAATTATTGGTGACGCCATACCAACATTCGACGGCGAAGTGACTGGATTTGGCGTTGCGGATAATCGAAACTCCTCAACTATAACGGTTTCTTGCGCTAGTCATTGGGCAGACTTTGAACGCAAGGCGGGCCGCCTGACCAATAACAATTCACAGCAATACTACTTTCCCAATGACACCGGATTTCGGTTTGCTGCTGAATCAGTAAAAGATATCAAATGGGGCAAAGCATGATTTGTTCGGTTGATTCAAGGATAAGGGTCTAGAGAATGGGCTTTTTTAGCGACGTTTGGGAAGGCGCCAAAGACTTAGGCTCGGATATTGTTGAAGGCGGCAAGGACGTAATCGACGCTGGCGTCGATTTTGCGGGCGACGTTGTTGATGGCGTTGGAGACGTTGTTGGCGAGATTGTTTCTTGGGCGGTAGATATACCCGAACAGCCAGATATAGAAAGCCAAGCCCGCGGTGCTCTAGTAAACAAACAATCCAACGTAGCGCCTTTGCCAATTATTTACGGGGAGCGCAGAGTCGGCGGTGTTCGTGTATTTACCGAGACATCAGGTACGGATAACAAGTTCCTATACCTTTGCATTGTGTTATGCGAGGGCGAAGTAGAATCCATAACCGACCTAAACATTGATGACACGCCATTGTCAGGCTCAAAATACGAGCCATACGTCACCTTTGAAGTTAAAACAGGCTCGGACGACCAAAGCGTTTCTAACGTCCTGTTGGATGCTCCTTCATGGGATAGCAACGATCGGCTTCGCGGCATTGCTTACATCGCAATTAAACTTGAGTTCGATCAAGACGCCTTTTCATCAGTGCCAGATATAAACGCACTGGTTAAAGGACGCAAATTATTCGACCCAAGGACAAGCGCCGTCGCTTGGTCATCCAACCCAGCGCTTGCTTTGCGAGATTATCTAATCGACGAGCGTTACGGCAAAGGTTTGCCGGAAAACCTGATTGACGACGCTGCATTCTCTGACTCTGCGGATTCTTGCGAAGTTCAGGTAGAAACCACTGAAGGTAGCGGCGAGTTCGTCAATAAGTTTGATATCAACGCAATCGTGGAAACCGATAAGACTTTATTCGATAACGTATCGCAAATCCTAGGCTCAATGCAGGGCTTGATGCCTTATCAGAACGGCAAGTATCGCTTAATTATTGAGGATGACTACGACAGCACGTTCGATTTTACGATCGATAACATTATTGAAGGCATGAGCTTTTCTGGCCCGAACAAAAAGAGAAGGTTCAACCGGGTCATTGCAAAGTTCGTCAACCCAGATGCTAACTGGCAAGCAGACTCCGTAACTTGGCCGGAACCGGACTCGCAGGATTCGGCTAATTTTTTGACCGAAGATAACAACGTAGTTCTGGAAAAGCAGATCGACCTAAACAGCGTTACGAATTACTACCAAGCTCGCAACATAGCGAAGACGCTTTGCCTGTCGTCACGCCGAAACGGCATATCGATAGACTTCACCGCCACTTCAGAGGCCATGCGGTGCGCTGTGAGCGACGTTGTGACGATTACGCACCCTACCCCCGGCTGGGATGGTAAAGAGTTCCGCATAACGCGCATGAGCATCAATTTCGACGGCACTGTCAACATCGCGGCCCGCGAGCACACGGCGTCTGTTTACCCTTGGGTTAACGACAAAGATGAACCTGCATCGGCACAATCAAATCTACCTGACCCGTTAACCGTAGCTGCGCCTTCCGTTCGGGTCACCGATGAGCTTCAGGCATTCAACGAGGAAGCGATCACCGTATTGCTGGTGGACTTGGATACTGGCGACTCATTTCTTGAGAGGTTCGAGGTTCAGGCACGCAAGGCTGGCACTACGGAATTTATCAACCTAGGCCAAGCCGGTGGAGATAGGTTTGAGCTGGTCAACGTTGAGGATGATGCGACGTATACCGTGCGTGCTCGGTCAATCAATTCCCTCGGCGTCCGATCGGCTTTTACTACTGTTCAGCATCAGGTTGTTGGCAAGACTGCGCCGCCGTCGGATGTGACCGGATTAACTGGAAACCTGATTGGCAACCAGTACCTGCTTACTTGGAATGCGGTGCCTGATCTTGATTTGTCGCACTACCGTATCCGTTTTGCGAGCGACGACGATGGGAACGAATATCAAAACTCGGTCAGCTTAGTGCCAAAGGTAGCGCGGCCAGCGACTTCCGTCTTGGTTCCTGCAAGAAACGGCACATATTTTGTAAAGGCCATCGATAAACTCGGTCTGGCTTCTACAAACGCAGCGAACATCCGTTTGCAATCTAATATTGAGCAGCTAGAAAACCTTAATGTGGTGCAAAGGATTGATGAGCACCCCAACTTTGATGGCACGTTTGATGACGTAGTAGAAATAGATGAACAAGACCGGATAGTGCTAGATACTTCTATTGATTTTGATAGCGTCACTGGCTTGTTTGATGATGCGACCGGGCAATTCGACGCAGGTGAGGGAAACGTCGATGCGGAAGGGTTTTATTTCTTCGGCCAATCAACCGATCTTGGCGAGGTATTCATATCGCGAGTCACGGCCAATCTCAAAACGGTTCGCGTTGACTATGTGAATCTGTTTGACCAGACGCCAGGGCTATTCGACAACCGCCCTGGGCTATTTGATGGCGACCCTAATGCGTTTGACGACGTGGACGTAGAATTGCAAATCAGAACCACAGAAGATGACCCAGCAGGAACCCCGACCTTTAGTGATTGGCAGCCGTTTGTGGTTGGTGACTACAAAGCCAGGGCGATGGAATATCGGGCGAGGTTAACGACGACAGACCCGGAGGCAACGCCAGCGGTTTCTGAGCTTACGGTGACTGTTGACATGCCTGACCGCACCGAGCGCGATTTTGACGTCGTTTCGGGGGCTGGGGCCAAGGTGGTGACGTTCAATACTGCATTCAAAGAAACGCCAGCCATCGGTATCGGGGCGCAGGATTTGCAAACGGGTGACTTTTACGAAATTACCAACAAGACAAGATTAGGGTTTACAATAACATTCAAGAACTCAGGCGGTACGGCTGTCAGTAGGACATTCGATTACACCGCTGCCGGTTATGGAAAAGAGGTAGCTTAGAATGAGTCAACACGACTTCAACATTGCCAACCAAGGCTTTCCCGCTTTTAGGGCTGATCTGAACAGCGGCCTTGAGGCTTTGGCAACTAACAGCTCCGGCTCAACACAGCCGACGACAACCTTCGCTTATCAATTTTGGTATGACGAATCCAACGACCTTCTAAAAATGCGCAACAGCGATAATGACGCATGGATTACGCTCGCATCCTTTGATCAGGCTACGGATGAGTGGGAAGTGCGGTCAGCTGTCGTTCAGGCCGTGGACGCGGCTGGATTGTCGATCAAAACAGATGATGGAACCACGCGTTTTTCTGTTGATGATTCAGGGCAGGTGTCGTTTGAGAATTATTCATTTCCAACTGCTGACGGTACTTCCGGGCAAGCGTTAGTCACAGATGGCTCAGGTAATCTTTCGTTCGATGATGTAGCGACAGATATTACTTCCTCCGACCTGCCCGCTGGGTCTGTGATTCAGGTGGTGCAGGCTACTTCCACTACAACTACAGATGTAAATGCTACCTCTGCGGTAAACGTCACTCCTACCGTATCTATTACGCCTTCCTCATCTAATAACAAAATACTTGTTATGCATACTGCTGGTGGCATGGCGGTTGAGAGTACAGAATCTATTAGATTTTTATTAAAAAGAAATGGTACTCAAGTATGGAACGCCCATAGATATGGGTACCAAGAAGCTGGGACTGGCGTTTGGACTCCTGTTCCTTTTAATGTTTCATATTTAGATTCCCCTAACACAACTTCAAGTGTGTTGTATCAATTCGCATGTCAAACTAATTTAGCCTCACTTACAAGACATAACTCTTCAGATGGCGCGTTTTCTGGATCAACAACAGCTATTACTATTGCCATGGAGATTGCAGGATGACCGATAAAGTAACAGCACTACAATCTCTAGCCCCAAACAGCGAATGGGTTCTACGCGGTGACGAACTTGAGTGGCTCTCTACTGACATCCCACAACCAAGCGATGCAGAGATCGAAGCCGAGGTCGCCCGACTGATTGCCGAGCAGCCAGCCAAAGAAGCCCGAGCCAAACGTGACCGCCTACTGGCTGACTCT